AATCAGACGATTTATTTGTCGTCAAGTACTTTTCTGATTTTTCTAAAAAAAAGAACCGCCTCGGTTAAAAGACGGTCCTTGTAGAAAGAAAAGGTACTATGATATACCTTGTGATTAGAGGTTAGTTGCTGTCTTGGATTTTGTCAATCCTGCAACAGTCCTGCTTGTAGTAAATAAGCATTAATCCTAGTATCTAACTGCTTTTGTGGCTTTGGTCTTTTTTGTAAAAGGTATGCCATAAACTTAGGATCTTGTATTGCTTTTGTTAGTACGCCCTGAACTTTAAGTGCGGGTACTTTCTCAAGCATTCTCTGCATAGCTCTTGATCCTGCTCCGGCCATCATCAGCGGTGCGCCCTGGCCTGCAACAGTTTTTGCCCCTAATTGAGAACCTGACCATCTTGCAATTAAATTTATCACGCCATCTCCTGTGCTGATTATAGTATTTAGCTTACGCGGATCTGTTGCGGCATCTTCAAATATCTTAGCTTTCTCCGCAATCTTTGTAAGATTCGCAGATTGTTCAGGAGTTATAAGCCCGGTATCTAGCAAGTTCTGTCTTAGCGTCTTATTACCAACCTTGTTGTTTAGCAATTGCTCCAAATTGTTACCACTAATCAAACCTTCAAGCTCACCCTTAGTAATAGTCGCTCTTTTAGTTAACTCGTCAAATACGCCATGCCTTAATCCTTCAATTGCATCAGGATTCTTTGAGCGCTTCACAGTCCTTACTAAATCCTTAAATGCTTCTGTCTGATAATTTGAGTCAAAAGCTTTTGTAAGCACTTCCGATAGATCGTCAGAACCTTTTGCAATTTGTGCGGCAAGACTCTTCTTCTCAATAAATGCCCTACCCTTTTTAGCGGTATCCTGGAGTGTTGTGGCGAGTTTTACCTTCTTATCAACATCAGTAATATCATCGAGCATACCAACCTCACGCAAAGTAAGTTGATTGTTATCCACGAAGCGTGACAAGGCCGCAGGCTTTATTTGATTCGTAAATGGATCAATGACCTCTGCCGCCGCAGACTCCATAAAGTCGCGCTGTAACTTATTGAGGGTTTCTGTGGTCCTTCCCGTCTCCATTGTATCTACGGTTCTTTCAGTTGCTCGTTTGAGCGCTTGGAAATTAAATGCTCTTTGTGCATCAGATGCCTGCCCTGCCTTTTCGAGAAACACACCAGGTTCTGCTTCTCTCAATCCACGGATAAGCTTTGTGTTAAACTTCTCGTTTAATGACCGTGAAAACTCGCGAGCTACATTTGCAGTTGCATCAGTTACTTGATTGAGATCCTCAAGCATACCATCCGCTAATTTATTAAGCATTCTTGCATCATTAAAACGCCCGGTAGCTTTTGCCTGCCTTGCTAAGTTTAACGCCACGCTTCTTTTGCGGAATAATTCTTTAGCACCAACTCTTACAACAGGCTTAAATCCCTGTCTTTGTGCTGTAGCTAAGAAACCTCTACCAGGACGCTGTGCTAAGGTAGCATCTTTTCTTTTAATTAACCCCTGTATAAATCCCTCAAGCGGTTTCATCACTTGCTCGTTAGGACTAATCTCATCTTTGATTGAGTTGAATGCCTGGATTGTTTTATCAGTTGGACTAGGTACTCCTTTGTCCACTTCATCCCAAAGACGGGTCTCCATATTGCGGGCAATCTTTAACTCGTCATCGATTATCTGACGGGCCTCGGCACTTGCTTTTACCGCATCATCTTTGTTTTTAGTAAGTACGCGACTTACAGCATTTACTGCTCGGTCCTGTGCCTTTTCAACCATCCCATCGAGCTTCTTATTGGTAAACTCTATTCGCATTGCCTGCGCTTCTTTTACCACCAATGGGTTAGTCGAGTTATTTAGCTTACGAATCTTTTTATTAAATTCATCTGCCGCCTTTTGGGTTTGCGTATTAATCGCAGTTTTTAACTCATCTCCTAAATCAGCTACAAGTTTGTTTTCTGTTGCAGTGAAGGCTTGCCTTGCTTGAGGATCTATAGTCACCTGGGCAGTAGTACCTGATCCCTCGGCTCCACGCAGTTGCTCGACCAAGTCACTCATTTTACGCTCATCAACTTCGGGATCTTTCGTGAGAAATTGATTTTGCTCTAAAATATCACGAACTTTACGAGATGCCGCATCCTCGCGACCTCGCGGAGTAAAACCTTCTAGTAATCCTTTGGTTTTATCAATTCCTGTTCTTAATAAAGGGGCAGGGCCTGCCGCTCCGCCTGCCACCTCAGCAATCATGCCAACAAATTCATTATCAGGGGCAATCGCCTCTGCTCCGGCACGAAAGGTTCCTGCTCCAACAGCAGATGTTCCCTCAATAGCCGCCATCTTGCCAGGACTTCTAGCGGTTGATTTCACCATTTCAGTACCGATGTTAGCCAAGGTGGATTTCTTCGGTGCTGTCTGCATAGCGGCACGGGCAGGAGTCATTCTGCTTGCCGCACCAAATACAGGAGCTGCCATTCCCGCAACTTCACCTATTGTTTCACCACCTCTTGCTATAGGTCTTTGCTCTTCAGGTAAGTCCTTAAGATCCATATAACCCATATTACCCGCAGTTAATGCTCTCCTTATTGACTTCTCGCCCCCAATTGGTTCATCCGCGGGCTGTATAAAATCTTCCGGCACACCAATAAGTTCAAGTCCTGCATCTACTCCTTTAATTAAAGCATTAGCTATATCAGCAGGAGCGCCACCAACTTTTGCTAAAAAACCTACATTAAATCCCTTTGCTCCTGCATCAAGTTGGTTTAAGATTCCTATCTCACCTTTATACTCGTCAAACTTACGCAAATCTTGGATAGCGGCTTGCTTTCTTCTTCCCGTAAGTTTCCCATCACGGATAGCTTGGGCAACTATCTTAGCTTCATTCTCGTTGCGTATTTTTGTTATCATTTATCAATACCTATTTAGTAGTTCTTCTTCAGAAATTTCTTCAGTATTTGCTCCGAGCGATTCTTTTAATTTCTTGATTACCTTTGGTAGTAATTTTGCCTGATCGAATGCATTACGATAGTAATTTGTACTTGTGTTTGCGCTTTGCACAGTACCTATAGCCTCTTCTAATCTGTTGCTAAGAATAGGGATTAACTTTTCTATCTTCGCTTTACCTACAGGATTGGAATCGCTACTTTGAGGTAGAATTTCTTCTATTGTCTTTAGAGTATAGTTTGAAGGTCTTGAGGATAATTGCGAAACCATTGCAGGTCTGAGTAAAGCATTTAAGGATTTTAAATTCTGAGCCTGTTCTTTTGTTTTCGGAGTGAAATCTTGACCAAAGAAACCACCTACTGCTCCAACAGTATTTAAAAAATAGCCAGGTAAGTCACCTTGGAATGCATCTCCTAATTCTATGTCGCCAAGTAAATCAGCATCAGTCTCAGATGTAGATTCTGTCCTAAACGATTCCATCAACTGCTGTTGTTTAGTTAAATCTTGCTCAATAGTCTGCCTTTCAGCTTTAAGTTTAGCTAATTGCTCTTGCTTTATATTTGTATCTATCGCGCTATTAGCGTCTAACTCATCAATCTTTCTTGCATTCAAGGCTAATCGAGAAGTTGCTTCAGCAATACCTAATGAAAACTTTGTTCTTTCTCGATCTAGAGTTTCCGAAAATACTGAATTGGTGTTTTTCTTAGACTGAATATCTTGGCGCAAGTTTTCAAGTGCTAGTTTCTTTTGCTCTAGTTCAGCGTATTTTTTATCACGATCAACATCTCTTTCATTAGACTTAATATCTCTCTCAATACCTAATACCTCTAATTGTAGTTCTTTATATTTATTAAGAGTCTGCATCGACTCGGTTTCTAATGTACTGCGAAGTAGTCGATTTTCTTCATCGGCTTTATCAAGTTTGTTTTTAAATTCAATACCTTGTATCTGTGCAGTTTTAAACCTGGTGTCTAACTCTCTTGCTTTATTAGCTACAAACGGAGCAGTTGCAGAATTAATTAATTGAAAATCTCTTGGACTTGCTTGATCGGATGTTGCTCTTTTTATTGCCTGCCTAAGTTTTGGATTGGTTTGCTCAAGTGTAAGTAAGTCTTGCGGGCTAAAGTTAGCTAAATTACCCATCGCAGTATCTTCTTCTTTTTGACGCTTCTCCTTATTAAGCCCGTACTGTTGAATCATACCGCCTATCTGTTGGCCCATATTCGCGAACATCTGCCCTTGCTGTTGCCCTGCCCTCGCGATGAGGTTGGCGGCATTAGCGGTCGAGCCGAGCGCTGATCCGTAGTTACCTGAAAAGAATGGTCGTCTTGCCATGATTATTTGTCTCCTATTTTAGAGTCCATCCACTTGCGGATAATTCCTTTGAGGCGAGGTTTGTCGCTTATCCAGGATGCGAAGCGCTCGCCATACTTGCGGTAAAGCTCGAAGAACCATTGCGGTGATTCGTTAAACATCCACTCGCGGAACTGCATCCATGCGGGATTTGCAGGACCATACACTTCGCGTGCTACCCAACAGAAACCACTAAGTAATGTTGTACCTCCGCTTGCGGCGGCTCCGGCCCCTTTAAGTAATCCCCCACCTATTGCACCTAGTCCGCCCATCAGGCCTGAACTCCTGCTCGCATCTGCGGCTACATTTGCGGCATACATATTAGCATCGTTCGCCGCCATCTGTGAAATAAATCCCAATCCTGCTTCCGGGTTTAGGTATTGCGGTCCGCTCGATAGTCCATAGTTCGCCTGTCCGAATACGGACTGTCCTTGTTGTAGAGCATTTCCTCCTCCTCTTCCAAGTAGTGCCTGGAATGGATCGAGCATAAACTTGTCTTCCATCTGCGCGAGATTACCCACCGCATTTATGTAATTCGATAATCCCTGCTGACGGAGTTGCTCGTTCAGACGCTCCGCGTCCATCGTGGCACCCACGCCAAACTGATTAGCCTGTTGGCGCTGTGCCTGATTTCCCATCCGGGATCTCTGTAGTGCATCAGCATCAAACGCATTTGCCTGTTGGTCCATTTGCGCCTGTGTAAGGTCTGCTCTTTGCTGTAATCCTGCCTGCTCGCTCTCCTGTGCCATACCGCGAGTAATATCGCCCTGCTGTAATCCTGCTTCCTGTCCAAGTACAGATTGGGCGAATGAACGGTTTTGCATACGGCGTGCATTATCCTCCTGGACGCGAGCTTCTGCTTCCGCGATTGCACCGCTTTGATCAAATGTTCTACCCATGAGGGTTTGTCTCGCACGGGCGGCATTTGCGATTTGTGCTTGCTCGCGATCCGTAAGTCCTGTGTCTAGCGCAGTCTTGGCATCTCCAAGAAGTGCGGATCTTAGAGTGTCCTGGTTACCTGTACCTGTTGCAAGATCTCCCTGAAATTGTGTGTTTGCCTGTAACTGTAATGGGTCTGCAACTTGTGCGGCATCCATCGTTGCGGCTGTTACATCGCCTCCGTAGGTATCATCTGTGGGTATTGTTACGGGACCGCCTGATCCGGTACCTGTGTTTATCAAACTATCAGGATCAAGCGAAGGATCTGCATCAAGTTCTGCCTGTGTTGGTTTGCGTAATCCTGTGAGGTTTTCGCGCTGTTGTTCAAGCAGAATACGGGCATCATCCAATCCGCTTGTGGCGGCGGGTTTGTAATCTTCCATTACCCCGCGATAGCGATCAGATAACCGCTCCACATCCGCCAGGTCTGCCTCGCGTTGGCGGGATAAACTACCGCGTGCGAGATCTTCACTAAATGCGGAAAGGCCAAGGAAGTTACCGTCTGCATCAAAGCCTGCCTTGCGGTTACCCGTTGCTTCTGTGATTGATTCACCCACTTCGGAGGCGAGTCCTGCGGCAACATCATCCTCTGTGGCTTGGCGGGTGGTAAACTCCTGCACATTGCGACTATCTCCGAGAAGATTAATCATTCCGTCACCTGAGAATGAGGCGGGTATTGTTTCCGTCTGTCCCGCTTTTGACTTATCTACGATTATGTTTCCGTTTGGATCTTTACCGTAAACGGGGACTGCGTCTTTAGGGGGAGTTGAAGTTGTAGCTTCTAGTTTTCCGCTATTAGAAAGGTCAACAGGAGTAAGCCCTTGTTTTGTAAAATAATTTATAGCTTTTTGTCCTGTTAATCCAATACCTGGCGCTGAATTAAAAACCCCTGAACTTTCTGATGCCATTTCAATGGATGGCGCTAATCCAATTGATACCGGTTTTCCATTAAGACTCCTACCACTCCTTACCATCTCTTTGTCTTGCTCTCTTCCACTAAATGGAGTAAATCCCTCTTGAATAACTGTGCCTGTATTTGGATCTTTGAAGGTAATTTTATAGATAGCAGGCTCTCTTTTTGCATTTGAACGAATTCCTGGGGAAAAAGCTTTCTTTACTTCTACAAATTCTACATCGGGCTTAACATTTTTAGTTACAGTAGTCGCCTCCTTGCCACCTTCGTACCCAACAACCAATCGCCCCTCGTCATCGTAAGTACCGCTAGTTGACTCCGTCCTATTACCCAACAATGTCTGACGCAGAACATCCGTATCCGTCTGTGCGGTTTGTTGGCGAAGTGGTGCTTCAACTTCTCGAATAATGTCTGCGAGATTGCCTCCCTCAAATCCTGCATCTGCGTAAATATCAGCAAAATCACCCTGCCCTAGCAGTTGCTCCATTTGTGCCTTCATGGCATCGGCCATGCCTTCGCCATAAGTTGGTTGTTTAGGATAGTTGTAAGTTGGTGTTCCGCCGCCCATTTTTATTTCCTCCGATTAATTCTATTAAAGTCGTACCACTTAATTGGTCTTTGTTTCAGTTCACGCATCCATCCAACAAACGGTAATGGGTATGGTATGCGTGAGATAAATTCTTTTATACTGTCATCTCCTATCGCGGTACGCACATACCATGCGTCCGCTCCAGGTGGATTCCATTGATCGTCAGGGTGGGTATCAATATCTGTCCTCACCGATTTACCAAGCAGTAGCGTGGTGGGGGTAATAAACACATATCCATTGGCAGAGTATGCCGATATATCCGCAAACATATTACCGCCTGTTTTATCGTAAAACCTCTTAGCTTGTTCGAGTATGTTCATTCTGCCATTAGGTATTCGTCTGCATCGGTGGCGCTCACCGCACTACCGAGATTTACGCGCAACCAATTCGTGCCGTTATCCACGGCAAGGCACGGGTTGCCCCCGTCTCCATCACTCACATATATCATTCTGCCCGTTGTTCCATTTGCGGGTAGTGAGGATACGGTAAAATTCTCCAGGGTAACGGAGGTGGCGGAGATGGAATCTACGGTGACGGTGGGTTCGCCCAATTGATTAAGAGACGCGGCATCGGTCTCCACGCCTGTGGCGAAGGTAAAACCACGGGTAACTGTGGCGGTTATCGCCATTATGCAATCTCCCTCCGTGCATTCGCTCCGCCCGTTATCGCTTCAAGCGATACATGGCGAAAGCTAGGCCGCCCTGCTGTTACATCGATCTCGACATTTGCGGCGTAACCTCTTGCGCGTCCACTCCCAAAGCGTATCAGCTTCTCCTCGCTCGATGTCGCATTCTCCGTGTGTACGGTGTTCGTCCGATCCGGGTCTGTTGTATTGACCTTGATCGTGAACTGATCCCCGTTGCTCACTTCGCATCCCAACTGCCCCCTCTTCCAACTCTTTACATCGATATTTCCGAATGTGAAGGAGCGGGTCTTCAGCTTGGCACTTATCGCGGTGGAGGTGGTGCTTGCGCTCCCTACCGTTCCCGTGATGTCGGTGGTGCCTTCCTCGATTAAATGCCATCCCTTATCGTTGACTGCGAAGAGTCTCCGCTTGGTGGGATCGCTTCCATGCAATACGGTGACAAAGTCATCGATTACAAAGCCTGCGGGGAAGGAATCTACTGAAGTCCATGCTGTGTTAAGGATATCATATACTAAGATTTTATTATTATCGGTGGATGAACCTGTGGGGACTGCGAGGTAGTATTTATTATCAAATACGATACCACATGCTTTGTCCGCAGAGGCGAAGTTTACTTCTTTAAATTGATCCTGTATAGGGCGGGATAATGGGATTGCTTCTCCGCTTACCTTCGAGATTGCGACTCCTAATCCCTTGGCGGGGTCAAGCCCTTGTTGTAGGGTAAATACACCATCATCGGATAAGAAGTATATCTGTGGTCCACTTGCGGCTATGCTCTTGCGGGCCACGCATCCGCGTTGGCGGGTAATCTCAAAGACTGCGGCCGCAGAGGATATTGCCACATTGTTTATCATGTGGATCGAGTTGCGGAAAAATACGAGTAATTGATTCTCCAGGTATGGAGTAAATCCCACTAGAAAATCAGCAGTTCCACGATTAATACGGAACTGCGATTCTGCGGGATAAAAGTTATCCGTATCCAGGAGGTCGGACATGATTACGGTATACTGCGAATCACTTGGCTGTGGTACGATCAGTCTGTTTGCAAAGAAGGTGCCAAAGTTTG